TAGTTTAAACCTCAAGCCAGCTCAAAAGAAATCTGACGAACTGGATGCTTCAATAGCTAACACTCCGCTTGGCGTATGGTTATTTAGGTATGAGAACAAACGTCCATTACCTGAAATTGATAAATCTCTACAGGATGTCAACCGCATTAAAAAATACGTGTTCACATGGCTGGGGCATATATGCAAAATGTGCGGTGTAAAGAATGGATATACCAGGTTGTATGAGGATGAAATTAATAGACTTCGAGTAGAAAAGCCTGAATACGAAGATGAGGACGATGAATCTTTATTGATCGATGCGTACTCAGAAAGTCAGGATGGTGATGAATAATGGATAGATATGAATCTGTCATGGAGGGCGCTGCTATATGGGGCGCCTTTTATCGTGCCAATCCTGATAAGTTTGCCGAAGACTATTTACACATTCAGTTAAGACTATTTCAGCGAATCTTACTTGCAATGATGTTCTGGAGTACCACGTTTGTATTAATTGCTTGTCGTGGTCTTGGTAAGACATACATCAGTGCTATTTACTGCGTCGTAAGATGCATCTTATATCCGGGTACAAAAATTTGTATTGCGTCCGGAACCAGAGGACAGGCTATCAACGTTCTTGAGAAGATACTTCTTGAATTGAAGCCTCAATCAGAAGAATTGAGGGCTGAAATAGATGACAAGCAATCGAAGATCAATGGAACCAATGCACAGATTGTATTCTTCAATACAAGCGTCATCAAGGTAGTAACAGCCTCTGATAACGCCAGAGGTAACAGATGTAATGTGCTGCTACTGGATGAGTATCGACTGATCTCAAAAGATACGATCGACACTGTTCTGAAAAAGTTCCTTACATTAAGACGTATGCCTAGATACGAGGAACTGACAGACGCTGAGAAAAAGATTGAGTACGCAAAAGAAAAGAACTTAACTATGTACCTATCTTCTGCTTATTTCAAAGATCATTGGTCATATACGAAGTGTATGGATACCTTTGAAATTATGAAGGATGAGAACAGACATCAATTCGTATGCGGATTCCCATATGAATTATCTATCGAAGAGGGGTTGCTTGACCCTGAGACAGTTGCTGATGACATGTCAGAAAGTGATTTCAGCGAAATTAAATGGAGTATGGAGATGGATGCTCTATGGTATGGCTCTGAAGACGGAGCATTTTTCGACTTCCCTACTATATCCAAAAACAGAACCATCAAATATCCAATGTTACCAGATGAAATTGCATCTAAACTGAATAATTCCCAGAGCATCAGAATTCAGGAGAAGAACAATGGTGAAATAAGAGTCCTTTCTGCAGATATTGCATTAATGTCAAGCAGAAAGAACAATAACGATGCTACTGCTATCTTTATTAACCAAATGAAGCCTTCGAGAGCTGGTCGATATTCAAGCAATATTGTATATGCAGATGCTTGCGAAGGAATGAGAACTGATGAACAGGCACTATATATTCGTAAACTGTACGAAGATTACAAATGTGACTATATTGTGCTGGATACAAACGGTCTCGGTCTTGGTGTGTATGATGCTTTAGCAAGGGATATGGTCAACCCGGATACCGGAGAACTATACCCAGCATTGTCTTGTTGCAATAATGCAGAGATGGCTTCAAGATGTACCGTTATTGGTGCAAAGAAGGTTATTTGGTCAATCAAGGCAAGTGCTCAGTTTAATTCAGACTGTGCTTTTATGTTAAGGGAAGCATTCCGCAGTGGTCGAATGCGATTACTCTCAACAGAATACGATGCTGAAAAATACCTGGCAGAGATACGTGGATATAATTCACTTTCCGACTCAGACAAAATGTCACTTCAGCTTCCGTATATCCACACAACTCTACTCGTAGATGAGCTTACAAAGCTTTTATATGAAGAGTCTGGTGGAAAAATCAAAATTACAGAACGTGCTGGAATGCGTAAAGATAGATATTCCAGTCTTTCGTATAACTACTATGTTGCTATGCAAATTGAAAACAAAATGAGTAAGCGACAGAATATCGGTGATGGAGCATCCGATATGTTTATCATTAAAGCTCCAAATTATAGAAGAAAGGCGGTGAATGGATTGTATGGCAGAACAAAAGCAAGTTGGAGATTCTAGTGTCAAAGATTTTTCCGGCATGATAGGTATTTCTAGCAAATTTGCTGTTCTTAACAGATTAATTACTAGAGACCTAAACAATAACACTACTACTCCTACATTCTCTTTGTATTCTAAAGAAGATGTACAGGGATATCTTGCTAACCCATATACATATGAAAAGCAGATTCGTAATGCTGTTACATATATATATGGCGCATCTTCTCATTTTAGAAGAATCATTCAGTATTTTGCAAGTCTGTCTGATTTAGCATATGTAGTGTCTCCGTATAAGATTGACCCTAAATCTACCAACGCCAAAACGATAAATAGAAACTATCGTAAGGTATTAAATGCTCTGTCTGCGATGAGCATTAAAACTCAGTTCCCGAAAATCCTAACCGTCTGCTTACGAGAGGATACATTCTACGGAACTATGTGGGTGACAAATGATAATATCACTATCCAACAGCTGCCTAGTGATTATTGTGCTATATCCACAATCGAAGGAAATGTATTGAATGTATCCTTTGACTTCTCATACTTTGATTCTCATAGTGCTTTATTGGAGTTTTATCCGCAGGAATTTAAGACAAAATACGCTGTTTACCAGAAACAGCGTACATCAAGATGGCTTGAATTGGATTCTCCAACTTCATTTGCAATTAAGGTCAATAATGATATCCTGGCGTATTCTCTACCACCGTTCATCGGTATATTAAGAGAATTGTATGACCTTGAGGATTATAAGCAGTTGAAATTAACCAAAACAGCATTGGAAAACTATGCAATGCTTGTAATGGCTCTTCCTATGGATAAAGATGGCAACTGGGGTATTGATTTGAACAAGGCAAAAGAATTCTGGCAGAACTTAGATTCTGTCCTTCCTGAAGAAGTTGGTTCCATCCTTACTCCGATGCCTATTACGAAGATCGGCTTCGAGAAGTCTAATACTGGCGATACAAATACAATAGCAGATGCAGAGCAGAATATTTTCACATCAGCTGGTGTATCTTCGCTTCTGTTTAATAATGAAAAGGCATCTGCTAATGCTCTTTCATTATCAATAAAAGCCGACCAAAGTCTTACATTCGGCATTGTACGAAGCATTGAAGACGCTGTGAACAGATTTATACAGGCTCAAAGCTATGGAAAGAATTTTAAAGTCACTTTTCTGGATGTATCTCCGTACAACCGAAAAGAAATGGGTGATGCATATCTCAAAGCTGCTTCATACGGACTTCCTACGATTGCAATGTATGCAGCGTCTCAGGGACTTGGACAGGCAGAACTTGATGCTATGAGTTTCCTTGAAACAGAGGTTATGGGTCTGCAAGATATGTTTAGACCAATTCAGAGTTCTACTCAGATGAGTGGCAATACCACATCTACGGACAGTAATGCTCCAACCGATGAAGGCGGCAGACCACAGTCAGATGAAACGGATTTGACGGATAGTGGAGAGCAATCCGCCGAGCAGAGTTCTGATTGGGGATAGGCGGTGATGATTCATGAAAAAATTCATATATGCTTTTAGTGAATCAGATAGAGATATACTTCTATCTCATGGATATACATTACTGAAAGCAGACAACACCAAAAAAATGTATGTATTTAAAAATAAAGAGGAATTGTGTTTCTCCATGAATGACGGAACATTTGCTCTTTCAGACATTTTAACTTTTTAGCCCGCATGGTTACTCATGCGGGTCTTTGTATTACGGAGGTTATAGATGAAAACAGAGATTTTAAATCTTACATACGCATCATCTTTAACCGATTTATGCGAGATTAACTCTTCTTTTGATTCCGGGATTCTTCGCATTGCATATACAGGAGATAACCGAAATGGCAGTTCTATTTCCAAAGATGTATTTGAAAGTTGCATCAAAACGATTTACAACTGCCCGGTTGTATGCAATTACGACAGAGAGACTGATACTCTCGGTGGTCATGA